CCACCATTTGCTCTACCAAGTCCACCAAAGTATTTTGGGTTTCTTTTTGCAGTTTCAAATGTTGCAACTGTAACTGCGATTGCAGCTAGAATGATAATGTGTGCGATTGCAGTTATTCCAAATATCCACATACTACTAAAGTATGAACTAAATGCAATACACCACATCCATGCTAGTACTTGCATTATCATATGTCTGGTATTTGTATCTGGAATGTTCTTGAGTGGGTTTCTATCATGGTTCATTATAGATTCCCAAGTATCATAAATGTATTTCATATTCACCTCTTTAAAATTCGTGGTGGGTTTCTGTTGCTAAGTACCCACCGAACTCCATGAGATTAAGCAGCTAGTGCATAACCCTCGATTGCAAAATTATCGTTTGCATTTACTTTAGTGAACTATTAAGCGTTCAACCTATGGTTCTACTCGTTCCTATCAATATCTGTCGATCCTATTTCAGCCCCAAATTCGTTTATAAAGATTTGGTGGAGCTGATGGGTACTGCCCCCATGTCCAGTCTAGTCTTCGGATTGTATCAACAAACCATACTCTATTTATAACATAGTTTCCTTACAAAGTCAATGCTAAAGTTCAAGTTTATTTTCTGGTTTTGGTGGTAGTGCTTTCATGTAGTCTAAAAATCTATCTTGTCTGAAACAATATACTTTAGAAGGCCCATCAAACTCTCTAATAGACACTTCTTGAATTACTTTCATATTTACTTGTGCTGTCCTTTGACAAGACTGTACAGTATCATACATCATGTTAGTAAATATAAAGTGGTCTGCTGTGCCATCACTATACAGATTGAGCGATATTATTACTAATAACCATTTCATTTTTTTCTTCCCATTCCTTGATGGTATCTGACAACAAGGGTAAATACTCTGTCTTATCTTTGACAAATTCTTGAACAACACCATCTTCTGTAACAACTAGAATACAAATTTGATTAATTTCAATTCCAGTTCTTTCTTCAAACATCTCTGCATATGCAGAAGCTTGAATATAGTAACTCTCGTTCCAAGCATCACTTCGTTCTTTACTTGATGTTTTAAAATCTATAATTGACAGAACACCATTGTATTCTGCAATACAGTCTACACGACCAGCTACCTTATATTTATCAGAATAGAGTCCACACTCTTGGGAATATATGTTATTCGTTTTTTGCAGGACAGAATCTCTTAACTGTTTAAACAAGGTGTATGGTAAAAACTTCTGTTTATGTTTTGCCCACTCATCTGGATAGTTCAGATGCATATTGTTTAGATAGTCTTCACACATATGATGGACAGCTGTTCCTCTGTTTGCAGCTTTCCTTGCAACATAGTTAGCTACATCTTCGCCAACTCTTTTTCTCCACTCATGGAGTCCTTTCTTATTCCTTACAGAAAGGACTGTAGTAATTGATGGGTACTTATTACCCTCTGGAGTTTCATATAAACGAACTCCGTCAGTCGTTGTTGCTGTTATCTTTGGAAGATTTATCGTTTTGTGGTTGTATTCTTTCATTATTATCACTTTCTTCATGTTTATATTCTGGTGGAACTTTCCCCCACCCTACAGTTCTATCCCACTCTCGTTGAGTGTACTTAGACATTCCTCATTCTTTCAACAAGTCTATCTGCTCTTTTCGTTACTTGGCGATACCATTTGCTATCTACCATCTCATCTGCAGCTGCGTTCCAATCTCTTGCATCTACGCCTCGTTTCATGCCCTTGAACTTGGACAATCTTGGTCGGCCCATATTGAACATCATGTTCGCAATTATTCTTTGCACTTCCTCTGGTAACTCATTAAAGTCTGGATATAGTCTGTCGCAGTCTGACAAGACAACTTGGATATCGGCGTCGAAACATTCAATGCATCTATCTTCGCTGACATCTGTTCCAACTTCCCATCCATATTCTTCATCCCATTCAGTAACAAGATGGCCAATGCCAAAAGTAGGCAGACCAAGATGGTCAAGGTATATTTTGTTAATACTTCCCTCGTCATATTCTATTTCCTCTCGCAGTTTTTCTATATTCATTATTCTATCCCCATTCCTAGTTTAGTTTTTTGTATTAAGTAACTTCTAACAAATCCAGAACGAACAATATCGCCTATATCAAATTCTGTACAATTGAACTCTTGCATCTCTTGTAAAATTTGTAAGAAATCCATCAAGCCATTTCTTTCATTTAGTTTGGCTAAATCTGATTGACCAAAATCACCACAAAACATTATTTTAGAATCTTGGCCTACTCTTGTAATAATTGTATCTAATTCATGGAAGTTTAAATTCTGACATTCATCAACTATGATGATACTGTTGTCAAATGTTAAACCTCTAAGAAATGATGTAGATAAAAAGTAAAAACTGCCTTGTTGTTTTAGTCTATCATACAACATAGAAAATGCTTGTTCATTTGGTTGTTCAAACATAAATTGCATCATATTAGAGTAAGGCACTTGGTATAATGCTGATTTATCTTCCTCATCGCCAGGCAAGAAACCAATTTCTCTTGTGGGTATAAGAGAGCGAACCATAATTACTTTATCATAAGGTGTCTCATTTTTTAATACATCTTGTAGTGCAAGATATAATGATATAAATGTTTTTCCAGTTCCAGCACAACCATATAGAAATTGATTTAAACCTTTTTTGTAAGATTCAAAAACTGTTGTTTGACTATCGGTTACTGGCTTAATTGTTGAGAGTTGGTTATATGTGATGTCTTTTTGTTTTGCCATTATATATTCCTATTAAAGCGGAGCAGGAGTGGAATACACTCCGTACTCCTTACATGGAAGCTGATACATAATATATTGTTTCCATGCATTACTATTTATATTAATACAGCCCTGTAGATTTATTCTTTTCAAAATGTTTTGTTACATTTTGTCCAGCTACATCTACTAGCTTATGTTTCTTTGCTACATTTTTTACCTTGATTGTACTATGTGATTGTTTACTTCCAAACCTTTCAGCCAAAGGTGAATTGGGATGGTTATCAGCAATCTTAGCCATAGTTTCTTTGAAACCACCATCTTTTTGTGTCATGTTACCTGCAACTATATTTGGAGCAGTTATGATTTTTCTACATTGAGGATTATTTTCTAGAAACAATTGTAGTTCTCCCCAAGTACAAATGGTATCAAAAAATTCATCTTTATCTTTATTATGTATTGTGTAAGTCGGCAATTTCTTTCCTTAATTTATCATTTTCTTCAATTAGTTCTTTATTACGAATAAGCACATCATAATGACATTTTGTTAATTCTTTCATATCTAACATCAAACCATTACTATGTGAATGTTCTTCTGTGATGACAGCTTCCTTTTCAGCTTCTTCTCTTAAACGCCTACCCATGTAGTCATAATATCTTTCGTCTGAAACCATTCTGGTATCTCCCTATTCTTCCAACTCGCAAAAGAGTTCTTCTCAACTATATAGTAGTTCCTATATGCAAGTATAGGATTGTCTTTGACCTTGCACATTTCTGGCATACATTGAGGTAGTTGTGTTCCTTTGACCATAGGTATATTACTTGGTGGTCTAATAAGTGCGATAGATGGTTTAGATGAACCATGTATTTTACCATAACGATTTGTAAACTCTGCAAGTACAGCCATGTAAAGTTTATACATTTGAAAGTAATTTTCTATAGATTCACGAACCCATATTGCAGATGGATGATTGATATGAGAAGCTTTGTATAATATATCTTCTCGTTCATCATGTAATCTCCATCTCTTGATATTACGACCTATTGCAGTTTTACCTAGATACATTTCTCCATCTAGTAACCTATGTGCAGTAGACATAAGTTGTGCATATTCAATAGGCATCTTGACTATATGTTTGTCAATATGCCACTTTGCATTTTGTATAGGGTCTTCATGTAGATAAAATATATTCATCAATTCTCCCACTTGTAAAATATGTGGTCACCGATTTCTACAGTTTTAGTTTTAGACTTTCTCCACGCTGGAAACACATAGTCGGCATGGTAGTGTGTTGCACCATCAGTAATATCTAAAAGATTCACGCCGGGAATCAAAGATATGTGTGCAAGGTTTTTAATTGATTTATATATCTTTTTGTCTTTTTTATGTATGACATCTTTTTTACCATCACAGTACCATGAGAATTGGCATCTATGTTTAATAGGGTAGTAATTACCATTCTTCTTCCAAGACTCTCTTGTAGGGCCTTGTTTAACCACTTCACATACTGTATTAGGAAATCTTTTGTCTTTCACTCTATTTAATGTTACTGATATCACAGCTGACCAACCTGCAGTTCCTTGATTTCTAGCTTCAAAATAAACATTGTCTGCTAGACAAGTTACTTGCACTGGGTCTACACCAACAACTTTTGGTTTTGAAGTTGGTAGTGATGGGTCTGCTGTTGCAATACCCATAAGAACTAACATCTCTTGTAAACTAAGCATATATACCTCTTTTTTTAAATTCTTTTAGTAAAACCTCTTGCATATGATATGCCTCTTTTTCCCAAGGCAAGTCTACATAATCTGTAATAAAGACTCCTTTAGCTAATGCATTTTCTGGAATAAGAGCTCTTACTTTTTCTGCACTAACTTTACTGTCAGACATTATACCAATATGAATCTCATCTTTCCATCTTTTTGATTTACCATCCATTTCTTTTAGTTCGCCTTTGAATTGTTGTTTCACATGAACCAACTCATGTAGAACACAAGTAATAAAATCATCTCCTTTGAGTCTTTTATCTATTTCAATATGAGAACAATTTTTATCAATATCCATACACCAACCTTGAACATTACCCTCTATTTTAGTAAGGTCAAATTCAATATTGTAGTATTTAAATTTACTGAAATACTTATCACAGAACCACCAAGCAATGTCTTCAATTAGAGCTCGTTGTTTTTTAGTTCCACCATTAA